ACGGACCTTCACGGCCTTTGTTATAGAAAAGGATTGTCCTACGTTTACTAAGAGGGACTGAAACTATTAGGTAATGGATGTATATAATAATAAATCTAACTACGGCAATGTATTTAAATGGAATGGTGAATATGAAGACTAAAAAGCTAACCGAAAAGGCTATATGGTTTTTGATGAACACGGTATGTGTTGGCTTAGGTGCTACACTGGTCTGGGGGATAATCCTGGCAATCGGAAACGTCTCCGAGGCTGACTGGGTACAATGGCTTCTACCGTAACTAGTGGGACTATGTGCTGCAATGTGCGACCGCCACTAGAAAAATGTGCTGAACTTCGGAATACTTAGAATAAACTCAACTCTTTTTTACAAACCTTTTAATTTTACAAACCATGTCAAGAAACTTGAATGACTGGATGGCTAAAGACCCCGTTAAGGGTAACCGTTATAAGCTTTGGAAACTCTTCCCTGGCTCCGTGTTTACTATCTCTACTCCGCTTGGACCCATACCGCTTAAGGTGATGGAACAAAAGGGTACTCTTACAAAGTGCGATAAGGGAGATGGAACGACATTCCTTGATTCTTCGGTGGAAGTAGTCTATATAGCTACCGAGGAAACGGTCACGGAATAAACTCACACATACTTTCGAGTTCTGCACCTCTACATAGGTCATAGGTGCTATCAATCTGGGGATGTAGCTCAGTTGGTTAGAGCAGGACTCTTATACAGTCAAGGTCATGGGTTCAAGTCCCGTCATCCCTACAACTCGTGTGAGAGTAATTAATGTTACTGTTATGTTACATTAAACCATGGGGATCTCAGAAGTTTTTTCAATAGATAAAGAAAAAGCCTATGAGATCCCTTTTATTTTGTTTACTATCGTTACTATACTTTACCTCATCGGCGCAATCCAAAGATACCTCAGAAAGTTGGGGTGTAGAGATGGCCGCTAACATATCATACTACAATTCCCTATCAGTAAGTATAGAGAAATCATTTAATTACGGTAAGTGGGTTTTTGGTCCTAGGGTAGAGTTACTTAATATCTTTGGATCCGAAACATACCAGGGTGATGATTCAACTTATGCTATGACCAGTCAAGTAAGAATAAGACTTGCCCAAGTAGAGTATAAGATTAACCCATCTGTTAGAATTGGCATTGCTCCTTTTTGGTTGCTAGGGCCACTACCGCGAAACAGTTTCTACAAAACACCAACATCGGTGTATGCACATATACAACTTAGAGAAAATCTATCATTGGAAACTTCATTTACTTCTTCACAAAAAGAAGCAGTACAAATCTCTGTTAGAAAAATGCTTTAAACCAAAAAAGGTTCTTCCATATAATAATAAACAAAGTTATGGCAAAACTACTAAAGAAAAAATACCGCAGAGAAAAAGATGAGTTAGTTAAGGCTCTTTTTAAGGATGGGCGAAGAACTGTTGTTCTATGTATTGAAGTTTTAGAAACATCTAAGTTAAAAGGGTACCTCATCTATGAGTGCACATACCTAGATAACGGTAAGGAAAAGGTTATCAACATTATTGCACAAGACATTACTGATGCTATGTCAAAGTTGGATGGGATGGTAGATTCAGGCATTCCTCAACAAACTGCTAACCTTATCTTAGGTAGTGAGTCATTTGTACAAAACAGATTAACCGATGAATAAAATGACACAAGAAGATTTGAATGGCCCACGGGTATTAGTTGACTTTTGGGCATCATGGTGCGGACCATGTAAAATGATGAAACCTAGAATGGAAAAATTTGCAGAAGAACAATCCGAAGTAGAGGTAGTCTTTGTAAATGTAGACCAAGAAACTGAATTGGCTCAAAAGTATGGAATCAGATCTATTCCTACTACGGTCTATATGGAAAATGGCGAGGTTAAAGGTAAGAAGATTGGTAACCTTAGTGATGCACAAATTAAAGAATTAGCTCAAGTATGAACCTCATCCAAATAGCCATGCTATATTCCCTAGTTGGAATAGCCTGTGCCTTTTCTTTTGAGAACATTTATTCACGAATGGAAATGGAACCTCCTTCAGTAGGAGAAAGGGTTATGTGGATTTTCCTATGGCCTTTCTTTGTATTAGTTTTCATTTGGGGAATGTTTTTTAAAGATGACGACTAAAACTCTTTCAGAAAACTATTCTACCTGTTATAATTATACTGTAACAAACAAATTAAAAAATGGATAAAGTATTCGCCCCCCTTGGAACTGCATTTCTACTCCTAGTAGGTGTAGCCATATTGGCCCTCATCGCGGCGTGGCCTGTTCAATTACTGTGGAACTCATGTTTAGTGCCTGCAGTAAATCCTATCAATGAAATCACCTTTTGGCAGGCTTTAGGTATTAACCTTTTGGCAAGCCTAATGTTTAACTCAGGTGTACGATCCAAAAGCAGTGAATAATAATGAATGCCGCTGTGGTGAAATTGGTAGACACGAGGGACTTAAAATCCCTTTCGCCGAACGGTGAGTGCCGGTTCGAATCCGGCCAGCGGTACCAATCTTTTAAACAACTATTATGACAGAAACACAATTTAAATCTGGAGAGAAGGTAATGTACCTTAAGAAAATGGCAATTGTTCCACATCCTGAAGGTAAGACTGACCGCAACGGAGAAGTACTTCCTGTATTCAGGGATACTTGGAAAGAAGGAGTTATCCTTTCGTACAGTAGCCATAACAACAAATACTGGGTTCGTCCTGCCAACTGGGAAAGTTATAAAGATGCAATCTGCGGAGAACGTTATTATGACTTCCAAGCCGATGCTGAAGATATTAAGCCTATCTAATAATGACTATTAAGGTTAAAGAAACTCACGAATACGAAATGCCAATGAATATTGAAGTTTTAGAATCAAAAGAAGTTTGGTGGGCGACCACTATAGAGTATGATATTCGTACTGATGATGGCGAAGAGCTAACCTTCCGAGTAGCTGAAACGCCTAAAGGGACAGACTTCTATGTTCTTACCGACGACGGTTGGGAAAGTCTTGAAGATGATAATCCGATCCATGACGCCTTCTATGAAGAATGGTGTGAAGGTACACTGGATTAAATAACTTGGAAAGGGTAGTGAAGCTGTTAGGTTGGTACCATTGAAAAAGGGTTCATAGTAAAGCCAACAAACCAGGAACCCCGAAAGACCCGAAGCCCTTTCCTCTATCATGGACCAGTAGCTCAGTTGGATAGAGCATCTGCCTTCTAAGCAGACGGTCACAGGTTCGAATCCTGTCTGGTTCACACTAAAAAAATCGTAGTACCGCAAGGGAACAAGGTGAAAGGTACACTCACCGCAGGTTAAGCGATATCCTGCATATGCGGAAGTAGCTCAGTTGGTAGAGCGATAGCCTTCCAAGCTATAGGTCGCGGGTTCGAACCCCGTCTTCCGCTCCAAGTAAATATATAAATCAAATTAATTAAAGATATGATAAACATTTATGGAACTGGCGAATGGGCCAAGAAAATTACCTCACTTCTTAATGTGGGAGAATATGGTCAATATGATTCTACTAATTATGACCAAGCACAAGCAGACTTACCTTGGGTGATTGCATTAGAAGAAGGGAATGACCGTCTTACTGTTGCTAATGGAATATTGGATGGATCTACCTTTTATGAGCTTTTTGATGGATGTAAAAACCTCAACGACGTAACAGTTGGTGAAGGCTTAGTTGTTGGTTGCTGTTCTTTAGTTAGACCGGGTACTGTTATTGGTGACCAGGTTTACATTGGTGCTAATTCAGTAATTGATATTAATTGTACCATTGAGGATGGTGTAACCATTGGAGATAATGTAACCGTGTATGAGGGTGTTACTATTCCTGCTAATACTGAGGTACCTTCTGGTTCGGTTGTGAAAAATTCCTAATCCTTCGAGGTTCTATTCTCTTAGGTTAAGACCGGTTTATCCGGTCTTTTTTAGTCTGTAAACAATACTAAGAAATTGCATATAATAATAAATGGTGCTGTTCACATCATAAAAATAAAACAAAAGAAATATGGAAACACTTTATTTTACTTTAGGTATACTTACGGTCCTGGTCATCATCGGGGTTGTGGGTGTTGTTAAGGTTTGGAACAAAGTTTCGGCTTTAAGCTTAATTGAGAGAGATCTCACAGATCACATCAACGAGATAGCGGATGATGTAAATGATGAACTAGGAAAAATGCACGATGAATTGCATAACAGAATGGATCAATTAGAACGCGACTTCCAAGGAGAAGCCAGTGAAATTGTAAGTATGATGGATTCACGATTTGATAAATTTGAAAACAAAGTCAATATAAGACTAGAGAAGGTTGACGCCACTATAGGAAATCTCTTAGTCAAATTCAATAAATAACAAACCGTGAACAGTACCTTGTCCCTTGGTGTAATTGGCAACACGTCTGATTTTGGTTCAGAAGAGTGTAGGTTCGAGCCCTGCAGGGACAACATACGGGATGTGGCCTAGTCCGGTTACGGCGCCTGGTTTGGGACCAGGAGATCGCAGGTTCGAATCCTGCCATCCCGACAAATATATAAAGTATGATAATAATTAAAAGAAACGAAAAAGACTCTATTGACAAAATGCTTAAACAGTATAAGCGTAAGACCAAGAGAATTAAACAGGTACAGTCGATTAGAGATAGGAAGGAATACGAAAAGCCTTCATCTGTTAAAAGAAAACAAAAGCTTAAGGCTATTTACAAACAGAAGCTTAGATCCGAACAAGAAAAAAATTCATAAAAAGTTTTCAGATCCCAATTATTTGTATTATATTTAAACTATAAACAAATTCTATTATGGATAAAGACATTGTAATTTTTGACCTTGACGGAACTCTTGCCGATATTGATACTCGGAGAAGTTTTTCTACTAAGGACAATGGAAAAATGGATTGGGATAAATTCTTTGATCCCGCTAACATCAGTATGGACCAGCCTAATGTACCTGTTATTGCAACTGCACAGGCTCTCCATGACAAAGGCTTTCAAATCGTAATCTTTTCTGGTAGGAGTAAAGCTACCAAAGATGCCACTAAAGATTGGCTTAATCAATTTAAAGTACCGTTTAGTATTCTTAAGATGAGACCTACTGGTGGTAACTTCAAATTTATGGCCGATGACAAGCTAAAGAAGATGTGGTTGGATGATCTGTTTCCTGGAGATAAAAAAGACAGGATCCTTTGTGTATTTGATGATAGGCAAAAGGTCGTGGATATGTGGAGGGATAACGGTATAGATTGTTTTCAAGTTGCACCTGGTGATTTTTAATTATGGCAAAGCTTACCAAACAACAGTTGAGACTACTTAAGGTTTATAAAAACCAATACGTAGGTCATGGGTTAAGAGAAGGTCAATCATATATGAATGCCTTATATGATATTAGCCCAACCGTACATGATAGCATTTTGGCAACAGATGCCGATTGCTTTTATAATGACAATAAAATAACAAAGTTTTTTAAAGAACTTACAAATGATGAACAAGAAACTGTATAGAAGAAAAGGGTACATTGGTGGTGTATGTGCGGGGTTAGGTGAATGGAGTGGATTGCCTTCTATCTTATGGAGGATTCTTTTCCTATTTACCGCCGGATCATTCTGGGCATATTTATTAATCTGGATATTTACTGAAGAAAAAGAATAAGTTATGTTTTTTAAATACAATAAAGACAAGCTTCTATTTGATGAGGTTTGTTTAAAGACATGGACACTTTACCTAGCAGCTATTTTAATTGCAATCGGATCTCTTGGCTACTTTATAGGTAAGTCAAAAGCAAAAGAAGTTGTAGTTGAACAATTGCGAGAGGGTGAGGTTGAAATTATTATTGCGGAAGTGGATAGCTTTAGCGTTGAATCTTTTACACAGATGTTAAAAGATCTTAATGTACAATACCCACACATAGTTATGGCGCAGTCAATTGTTGAAACCGGTCGCTGGAAAAGTCATATCTTTTTAGAGAACCATAATCTCTTTGGTATGAAACAAGCAAGACGTAGGATCACTACTGCCGAAGGCACCTCAAGAAATCACGCATACTATAATCATTGGAGGGAATCCGTGTATGACTATGCATTTTACCAATGTAGGTATTTAAGTAAGATTAATTCTGAGGAAGAGTATTTTGAATATCTAGGAGCGAGTTATGCAGAAGCCCCTAACTATGTAAGTGTGCTGAAGTCCACAATTGAAAAAGAGAACCTTAAGGCTCTCTTTAATTAAACTGAAAAGGAACCTTGCGGTTCCTTTTTTTATTTCTCTAATTCAGCTCTTAAGTAATGCTTAGCCTTGACTAAGTATTCTTTGGCTAGGATAACTTTTGATTGCCACCAATGAGGTAAATCTACTTCACCTTGCATTTCTAATTGCTTCATCATTTCACCTAGTTCTTTGGCGTATCTTTCAATTACACTAAGGTCATTGGCTAACATACCAGGTTCATTATCAACATGACCTACATCAGTGTCTTCTGTTACGTTTGAAGTTTTCCAGTGTTCACTATCATTAGCACCACGAGTTGGGTGTACATCATTAAAGCCTTGGTATTCAGGAGTACCAAATGCATTGGTTTCTGTACCTGCCATTTCATCCCAGTAATTCTTAAAGTCTTTTACTGTTCCTTTATAGTGGCGGATTTTACTTAAATCGTCTCTTTCTTGATTATCCATTATTTGCCGTATTTGTTTTTAAGATCATGTATTGCAGTTTGAACCTTAAGTCTTTCAAGGTCCATTTTATCTAGCTTAACCCTAAGACTATACAGTTCAATTGCAAAGTTATCCCCGCGATCTTGAGCTGCACGATATCTTTGAATGTTTTCCTTTTCTCTTTTCTTAAGCCTTGCCGCAGCTTCACTAGGATTAAATTCATAGTCTTCTGCTTCGGTTAAGTATTCGTTAAATTTAGGTATGCTCATCCTTTTTGTTTTAGTTTTGTTTTAATTCTATTATAGATGGTGTTTGCATTTTTTGAAAATGATCTAAAAAAGTTTTGACCGTTTAGATCATTCATAACTTCAGTAGCTTGTATGGCTTGTATACTTCTAACTTCATTAGTTCCACCGGCTGACCATGCTACTATTTGCCCACCATCTCTTAACGCAAATTCCATTTCCTTAAGCGGTAATGTAGTACTTGTGTTTTGATAATCAAGAAAATCCCAAAGAATAATATCATATGCACCAGGTTCACCTGCATAATTGAAAGTATAGGGATCTGTGACTTGAACCGTATAAGGACTCAGATCCTGTGTTGCAAGATCTATCACCTCTTGGTACTTCTCCATGATTGTTAGAGTACACTCATTAGCTGCAATTGTATCTACCGGGTTACCAATACCGTAACCAATTAACAAAACACTTAAACCGGGTGATAGCGAGTTATAGAAATCTTGATACTTCTCCGTGATTGTTAGAGTACACTCATTAGCTGCAATTGTATCTACCGGGTTACCAATACCGTAACCAATTAACAAAACACTTAAACCGGGTGATAGCGAGTTATAGAAATCTTGATACTTATTTAGAACTAAATCCGAGTTTGTATTAATTAAGGTGTTGGCGGTATCTTCATATAAAATTTCATACCTCCCACCCTCAGAAGATTCAGAAAAGTAGTATGCCCAGTTTTCGTTGATTAATGGGTCTCCGTTTGTATATGATATTCTTCTAAATGCCATACTTTAAATTACACTTTATAATTTTTAAGAAGTTCTTTTAGTTCTACAATATCTGCTGGGTTTAATTGTACATAGCTTCTCCCTACATTTATTTGCATACATTTTCTGCCTAAGCCAAAATCTTCAATATCTTTAGGGCCAGCAAAAGTAGTTACTAAAACATTTTCGTTACCTCTAACTCCACCTTGATTCCAAGAACCAATATCAGTACCTTCATTAATAGTACCTTCATTAGTTGCACTATAGTTTTCACATGCTTCATCAATCTTATCGTTAATGTGTTTCTTTGCTTCTTTAATGTAAGCTTCTGCTGTATGATCTGGGTTATCATTTGTTTCATACATATTTGCCTGTTCAGCTACATGGCTACAGCATTGATCCACAGGACCTACGATGGCATCCATGTTATATCCGGTCTCTACATTGTTTACACCGCCTAAAGAAAACGATGCAGCATTATCTCCACCAAATCCTACCGGTACAAAATCTTCAAATAATGGTACTTTTTTCATATGATAGTTATTTTGATTATATATTCATGAAACTAAGTCATGAAATAACATATAAAAATAAACAACTTATTATGTCAGATTTTTTTAGAACCTCAATGGGTCGAAAATACTATGAATCGGATATTCCTAAACTCGTGTCTGTTTTGGAAAAGATTAGTGCTCAGATGGAAAAGGCTAACCTATTAGAAGAAAAGAAGTTTAAGCTTGATGAAAAGCTTAAAACATTACAAATGAAAAAGCTCAATGAAGAAAGACAGTCCGATAAGTAAGGAGGAATTTCTTAAAGCTTTAGATGAAGGTAAAAAATGCTACCTAAAGAAACCTAGATCTTGGCAAAGGGTGTGGTATTGGTGGGAGATAGATAAAAAGGATCCTGATGAAAGATGGTTTATGAACATCTATAGGTCAAAGAAAAAAGGAGATAACGATTTTAGTAACTCAAGTTGGATAACTGCCAAAGACTTAGATATGTGGTTAAGTCATGCGGAACGTGACGGCTACAAATATTACACTAATGAATAACTTAATACTTGCATTTATTCTTTTCTTTATTGGACAATGTCTAATTTGGTTTCAATCTAATGGTCAATTTGTGTGGCCTTGGTTTAAAGAAAACCCATGGACTATCTCAATCATATTTGGGACTTTGGCTAGTTACATTTTTATTAAAGCAACAGCAGCTGTAGTTACTCATTTTGGTGGGGTGCTTTGGCCAGGTAGGTTTATTGGGTTCTCAAGTGGAATAGTTGTCTTTGCTTTATGCACTTACATTTTTCTAGGTGAAGGTATTAACTTAAAAACAATAGTGTCTCTACTTTTAGCGGTGGCTTTAGTCTGTGTACAGATATTTTGGAAATGAAAGATCCTTACCAAATACTAGGAATTAGCAGAGATGCATCAGATGCAGATATTAAAAAAGCATATAGGCAATTAGCAAAAGAGCATCACCCTGATAGAGGCGGTGACGAGTCTAAGTTTAAAGATATAGCTGAGGCGTATGACGTATTAACTGATCCTAAGAAAAAGGCAAGATTTAATTCAAACCCTTTTAGCAGTTTTGATGATGCGTTCTTTGATGAGTTTGTTAGAAATGCAAACGGCGGTGGATTTTCTGATATGTTTAATCAAAGGTATGGCTTTAATGGTAAAGGAGGTAATGTAAATGCTCAGGTCTATATTACATTGGAAGAAGCTTATTTAGGTACTAGGAGAGAAATAAGACTAGGAACAAAAACAGTAAGTGTTAATATTAATCGTGGGGTTAAACCAGGCCAAAAGATGAGGCTTAAGGGATTAGGACAAAGAGGAATGACAGAAGAGCAGAACGGGGATCTTATCCTAACTGTTCTTATCCAAGATGATCCAAATTTCTACTTAGATCAAAAAGGGCTACATACAATAAAGCGTGTAAATCTTTATGATGCTTTACTAGGAACGAAAGACGAGATTAAAGTATTTGACAAAACCATAAGCTATACTATACCTAAGTGTGTAAGGAATGGAACAATGCTAAGAATTAAAGGAAAAGGTTTTCCTAGTTATCATAATCCTAACATATATGGTGACTTCTTTGTTAATGTTTTAGTTGATATACCACAAAGTTTAACAGAAGAACAGGAGGAGTTAGTTAAAAGAATGAAAGATATACAAGATGGCGTTTAATGATGATGAATTTCTAAAAGCCCTATTGGCTCAACTTGAACATGGAGACTGGGACCATTATATGATCTTATGTTATAATGTAATTACTATGTTTCCTGATCAAGTATTACACTATGATGAAAAAACTGCCAAGCATAAGATCCATAGCTTAGATAGAATCTTAAAACATTTTGAAGAAAAGGAAGACTATGAAAGATGCGCTAAGATAAAAGAGATACAAGACCAACTAAAAAATTGTTAATAACTTTTTGAAAAAAGTCCTAGAAAAATTTTCAATTCCCAATTATTTGTATTATATTTATAATATACAAATTTAAACGGAATATGACTGAATACACAAATCTCAATTATCTGCAATCCTTCCTAGAAGAAATGCAATCATCTTCTTCAGGGAATCATAAAATTGCAACCCTCAAAAAATATGCTGACAACTCTGAGGAGAATGAGGATAGGGAATTTCTCCAAAAGGTTTTCTTCTATACCTACAATCCTTACTATAAGTACAATGTTACTCCAAAGAACTGTAGAAAGAATTCAGATCTTCTAGGACATCGCTTTACTTACGGTAGCATCTTCACATTATTAGACGATCTTAGAAACCGGGTCTGTACTGGTCACTCTGCAATTGCTAATGTAAACCGCTTCATTCAAGAATGGCCAGAATGGGAGACCGTTATTTATTCAATTCTTAACCGGGATCTGAATATGGGCTGTGGCACTACCTCTATCAATAAGGCAATCCACCCAGAACTTATTCCTACCTTTAAGGTGGCTTTGGCAAATGCCTACAACCCAAACAGAGTGGATTTTCAAAGTGGAGAATGGTACGGTTCTAGAAAATTGGATGGTGTCCGTTGTATCTGCCGTAAGGAAATGAACACAGTTACATTCTTCTCAAGGAACGGAAAAGAATTTGAAACTCTAGGTAAACTTGCCGATGAAATTTCTAAGATAGGTGGAGACTTTATCCTAGATGGAGAAATCTGTATGGTTGATAAAGATGGTAATGAAGACTTCCAAGGAATTATGAAACAGATCCGAAAGAAGAATCATCAAATTGAAAATCCTAAGTTCTTTGTATTTGATTACTTAACCTTAGATGAATTTGATGATAAGGTTGGTACCACACCTCTTACTGAAAGACTCCGCAACGGATATGACCGCCTACCAGAAAATATTAACTCTGATATGTTGGAATTCTTACCGCAGGTTCAATTGACTACCGAAGAACAGTTTACCGAAATGGTCAAAGAAGCCGAAGAGGCTGGGTTTGAAGGTATCATGGTTCGTAAGGATATCGGTTATGAAGGTAAGAGAAGCCACAACCTACTGAAAGTTAAGAAATTCCATGATGCTGAATACACGGTATTGGAATGTGCTAACGGCACAATGAGATGGACTGAAAATGGTCAACAGATTGAAAAGGAAGGTCTGAGTAATATCATTATTGAACATAAAGGTTACCGGGTATCAGTAGGATCTGGGTTCTCAAAGGAACAACGAGAATACTATCTTACTCGCCATGATGAACTTATCGGTAAGACTGTAACTGTTCAATACTTTGAGGAATCTCAAAATCAGATGGGAGGCTACTCACTCCGCTTCCCGGTAGTGAAACACATATACGAGAATGGTAGAGACTGTTAACTGGTCTATACCATATCTCACCTCTGGTGGGAGAACACTTACGCACTAATAAATATATTGTATGAAACTATATGAAGGATATATGAACAATAAAGACATCACTATATTTGATGTTGATGATACTCTTGTTGTAACTAAGAGCAAGATTAAAGTTCATAATCCTAAAACTGGTTTTTCTACAGAGCTTACACCACAAGAATTCAATACATTTCAGCAGAGACCTAATGATAAGATGGATTTTTCTGATTTTCAAAATCCTAATATACTTAAAGGTGGCATGATTATTGAATGGGTGTTCAATATTTTAAAAAGGACAATAGCAAAAGGTAAGCCAGTAGGTATTATTACAGCAAGAGATAGTGCTGACCTTATCTATGATTTCTTATCTCATCATGGAATTAAGATTAACCCAGATTACATATTTGCTATTAATGATCCTAAGCTAGGCTTTACTGGATCTACTGCTCAAAAGAAAAAAGAAGCCTTTATGAAATTTGTCCAAATGGGCTTTAGGAACTTTAAGTTCTTTGATGATGATAAGGAAAATGTCAATATTGCAAAAAAATTGGCAAGAGAGAATAAAGACATTAAAATGGACGCCACTCTAATCAAGCAGAAATGGATACCAAAATTCAGCGACTTCAAATAAAGATAGAAGCATTTACCGATATTCTTAAAAGTATAAGAAACTTATCTAATTCATCCACTACAAAGGTTGGGTGTATGGCTTTAAGAAAAGACTTTAGTAAAATTGCTAGCTTTGGCTATAATGGATCTTATAGCGGAGCTGGCATTAATGATGTAACAGGAACAGAAGAAGAGTCCCTCACACCTGGTGAAAGTGGGTTTATCCATGCTGAGGTAAATATGATTGCTAAGTTTAAGGAATATGATCCTGAAAACTATATCATTCTGCTTACCCTCTCACCGTGTAAGATGTGTACAAAGATACTAGTGAATGCCGGCTTTAAACATGTATATTGGATTGATGATTACCGAGACATGGATCATTTAGTAATTTTCGATAGATGCGACATCACACACGGAAATATTTCTAAACTTATAAACGACTACCATTCTATAAAGGGCTGAATATATACAAAAAATAGTATGTCCTCTTGGTCGTTGAAGCATTAACTTTTAAATTAACCCTAGACTTTTTTGTTTACTTAAAGAAGAATAGGATCAATATGTCAAAGACTAGACTAGGCTTTTATGATGAGGCTAGTCAAAAAACAGAATACACTGACTTTAATAGTGTGGAGGAATTGGATGCTTTCTACCAAGAGCATTATATCCCTTTTGATAACTGTTTTGTTGGTGATATAGTTTCAATTGAGTTATTTTTAGCTGCTAGTGATTTATATGACTTTGTTACAGAGTACAGAGCCTCTGATTTAACAGGTGACTTTAGACTTACTACAGGTTCAGACTTTGATTTACAGAGAAATACACAAAGAGCAGTTTTAACTAAGAGACAAAAATCTTTCATTGATAAAGCAGTACAGGACTATAGGAAGTACTATAATGAAATTTATAGGATATATAAAACTGGGATTTATTCACCGTGTTATGCCGAGCCTGGTTGGTCGGAAGGTACATGGTATCTCAACCAATTAAGGTTAGCGTTAACTTCTAATAATAATGTAGCAGAATTTCCTTATGATGATGCTAACATTATTAATGAACCGCCAGAATAAATAAAAAAAGACTAAAGTAAATGGCATTCAATTTAAAAGAATATATCATCTATAGAACAGAAGTTAAAAGAGAACTTTTTAACGGTGAAGTAGATAATAATTTTAAAGCAGTAGCAAACCCGTGGGTTGACGATAGAACCTATGAAGAGGGTCATATTGTATATCACCCGGTGGAGGTCATTGAACCTACTGGCGGTACGAGTGTATCATCGGAGGCTTTAGTTTGGTGGAGAGCCAATAAGAGAACTACGAGAGGTGTATTTGATCAAAATGAATGGGATATCATTGGAGGTATTGGATCTGGTGATATTACAGTAGGTGCTAGTCCAGGGTTTGGAAAAGTTGTACTTAACTATACCGGTGCAACTGGGACTTTCCAAACAACTGATGATGGTACTCTTTTTTCAACTACACCTAATGATACGTTCAGATTGATCGCTGGGCCTGGTATGAGTTTGCAGTATGATACCTCAACAAATTCTATAAAGTTAGTAAATACTGGTGCAAGCGGTGAAGTTAATCAAGGTACTAATATTGGAGTAGGAGGTAATAATCTTTTTGCTGGGATGTCCGGCACTACACTAACCTTTAGAGGGTTAACTGCTACTAATACAACAGGGACTCCACTAACCGCTAATGTAGATGGGGTTAATAATAATGTAGTTTATAACTTTGATGAAGGTGAAGTAGACTTAGCTAATCTTAACAGCGGATCTCCTACTATAAGTATGCTTTCTAATGTTAATGCACCGAGTCCGTCAAATTCAGATATTTTACAATGGAATGGAAGTAATTGGGTAAACGTATCGCCTGCTGCTGCCGGCTTAACTGGTGATACTGGTGCTACTGGGCCACAAGGACCTACTGGTGCGACTGGGCCAGTTGGTGCTACTGGGCTTGGCGCTACTGGTGTTCAAGGACCACAAGGTCCACAAGGTCCACAAGGACCACAAGGTGAAACCGGAGCAACTGGTCCACAAGGTCCACAAGGACCACAAGGTGAAATTGGAGCAACTGGTCCACAAGGTGAAACTGGAGCCACAGGTGCTGGTGATACTGGAGCAACTGGTCCACAGGGACCACAAGGTCCACAAGGTGATACTGGAGCAACTGGTGCAGATGGTACTTTTGGTGGAGCTTCATTTAGTTATCAATTTAATACAGAAACTTCAGTAACTGATCCAGGTTTTGGGTATGTTGGTTTAAATGATGCTGCTGACCAAAACGATTCAACGATAATGATGATTAATGACTTCGGTGAAACAGGGATTGATATATCATCATTCCTACAGACAATAGATGCGTCAACATCAATACCAAAGGGTCATGTTAGGCTTAGTTCGGCAGCTGATCCAACTGAATTTATACTTTTTCAAATAAGTGATCTTACTGATAATACTGGTTGGTGGGACATTGATGTTGTTCCAACTGCATCAACAGATCCTAATCCATTTACTTTGGATGAAGAGTTAATCGTTTCCTTTGTTGTGACTGGTGATAAAGGAGAAACTGGAGCTACTGGTGCCACTGGTTTAACTGGTGCCACTGGTTTAACTGGTGGAATTGGGGCAACTGGTCCACAAGGGCCACAAGGACCAGAAGGACCACAAGGACCGCTAGGAGAAATTGGTGCCACTGGTCCACAAGGACCACAAGGTGAAATTGGTGCCACTGGTCCACAAGGTCCACAAGGACCACAAGGTGAAACTGGTGCCACTGGTCCACAAGGTCCACAAGGACCACAAGGAGAAACTGGAGCAACAGGGATTGGTGCAATTGGTGCTACTGGCGCAGATGGGAGCGTTGGTGCTACTGGAGTCCAAGGACCTACTGGTGCTACTGGGCCTGCTGGGGCCGTTGCCGGATCTGTAGCATACGGTGAATTAACTCAAGTCGGTGGAGTTCCTACTTTAGCATTAAGCACTACATACCAAGGTTGGTTAGGTACAGCAGGTGAATTAAATCAGATGACTAGCGTTGCATCTGGTGGAGGTCAACAAGGTAATACATTAGTTATTGATGCTGCCGAAGCTGGCGTATACCAAATAAGTGCTGTGTATAATTTAGATATTGCACAAGCAGGTCTTATTTCAGCAGCGGTATTTGTAAATGGTATAATAGATTCAGCTACTGAAACTAGCAGAAGTTATTCCAATAATTCAAACGGATCATTTAGTATTACTGATTTAGTTGATCTTAGTGGAGGTGATGTTATAGATCTTAGATTTAAAATAGATTCTGGTACTAGTACGTTAACGCCTATTAATATTGGTTTTAATTTAACAAAGCTAGTAGGTAATGGTGATATTGGTGCTACAGGTGTTCAAGGACCGGTTGGGGCTACTGGTGCAGGTGCTACTGGTCCACAAGGACCACAAGGTCCACAAGGTGATACTGGAGCAACTGGTCCACAAGGTCCACAAGGACCACAAGGTGCTACTGGTCCACAAGGACCACAAGGTCCACAAGGACCACAAGGTGATACTGGAGCAACTGGTCCACAAGGTCCACAAGGACCACAAGGTGGAATTGGAGCAACTGGTCCACAAGGACCACAAGGACCACAAGGTGATACTGGAGCAACTGGTCCACAAGGTCCACAAGGACCACAAGGACCACAAGGTGATACTGGAGCAACTGGTCCACAAGGACCACAAGGTGATACTGGAGCAACTGGTCCACAAGGTCCACAAGGACCACAAGGTGATACTGGAGCAACTGGTCCACAAGGTCCACAAGGTGATACTGGAGCAACTGGTCCACAAGGTCCACAAGGTCCACAAGGTATTGGTAGTGTAGGTGCCACTGGTGTTCAAGGACCTATTGGAGCCACAGGACCTGCAGGGTCTGGCGGTTCAGGCTTTGGAGATAATAACCCAATCGCAGAAGGATCTATTTATTTTAAAAGTGGAGTAACTCCGTATACAGGTGGTGTAAGTTTCCAATCAGGTGGTGCTGCTTCGGAAGGTTGGAGCGCATACGATTGGACTAATGCAATTGCTTCTCTATCAGGGACTCCACCAACATTAGGTAGATCGTATGGAACTCATATGATACCGTTAGTTTACGATGTTCCTTCCAGTGATACTATTCGCTATAGGTTAAGAATAACCGGTAGTAAACCTTCAATAACTGGAGGCACACCTATTCTTTATGTAGGTTTATTTAAGTGGACTTGTGGATCATTTAATGGTAGTAATGATTTCCAATTAAGCCAAATAGGAGTGACGGATAATACCGGAAACTGGTCAAATCATGTTGATGCCCTTTACTATAAGTGTGATACTTTAAACTTTACCCCAACCACAACTACTAGCGCTGTTAATGACAGGCTTATTATTGGGTGGGCAGGTACCGGAGATATTGCTAATAGTCAGCCTTGGAGTTTAGTTTGGAAGCTATGGGTTGAAGAGGTCAGTCCGTAAACAATTTTCTTTTTCCTAGTATAATAATTACTAAAGGATAATAGTATGGATAATTTGGAAAAGGAACAGCTTCAGTGGATAAAGGGTGATAAGATAGGTACTGTTGAAGTCATTAGTGGAAATGATGGTGAATGGACTACATTTGAAAGTGGATCTAGAATTGCAACATCTCTTATTAGTGAATTCTTAATGCCAATTGATGGTGAACCTCTTGACTTTAGCCCACCAAACCCGGCATTAACTAAAGCTGCCGAGACTTATAAAGAAAAGGTAACTACACAACCTAAAGTAGCATCACCTATTAGAACTCTTTTTGATAAACAGAAAAAGAATGATAGTGTAAAGCTTAATCTTACGTTTCCAATAGATGTACCTAAAAAAGCTATATATGAAATTATTAGCACATCATTTGACTTGGATGAAGTTAATGAAGAATTAGAATCTTATATTAAAGATCAAATATCAGAAGATCTAGTAAAGGATAGCTTATTTGAAAGTATTAAGCAACTAATTAAGTCCAGATACCAGGCCAATTAGCATAGTAATATATAATAAAATAAATCATATGACACAGATTCCAAATCGTAGACAGCGCAGACAAATGTTAAAATATCAAGGTATACTTAAAGCCAAGTCAAAAGCATCACTCAAAGAATGGGCAGAATATGTTCGTGAAAACATTAAAGCAGGAAAAGAAATCCATGCAGCTAATGTAGATCGCGCTATATCCGCACAAGGTGAAGAACAAGACCAAAAGGAGGCCAATGGTTAAGATAGTTTTAGAACCAGCTAGAAACGGTGTCATAAAGAGAGTCATTGATGATAATCATGGTGGAGGTAAAGAACAGTGGACCTCAACCGATGTTTATGAAGAATCAGATTCAGACTCAAATAGATATGAATACATTATGAAGTTCTTTTTTGAGCTTTGTGAAGACTTAGGTTTAGAGTGTGGTAATAAATTTGACAAGAATGTCCTGCAGTTTGATACGGTTTGGGGAACTCACTATGAGCCTAACAAAAAGGAAGTAGAGAGTAAAATAAGAGAGCTCCAGGCTGAGATTGATTTGCTAAAGGAATGGAAACAAGCATAGAATTTAATTTCATATATTCTAAAGATGCCGTTAGGGTTAAAAGTTTTTTAGGAACAGTACCTAGAAATATTGAATGTATTAATTACATGGATATTTTTAATAAGCTAACTAAAAATGACTTTTACCAATTTGAACCATCTGATGCAGTAGTATCTTCTTATCTTATGAAACAGTTGCAGACTATTTTAGATAGGTCTACAACTACATCAATCTTTTATGTACTAGGTAATCTTAATGAAAGAACAGTCATAGGTGTAAAGAACTATGTTGAAACCTTAACAGATAGAGATATAGAATATAACATTTATCATTCACCTGATATTAATGTAAACGGAACAGCAGAGTTATTTAAGAACGTGGTAGAATTTGAATGAAAGCACACCGCATATTTACAAAGGGTCAAACTGTATACTGCCTACTATCATCTCATAGTAGGCCTAATATTTTATTGCCAGTAAAAGGTCTTATTGTAGATACATCATGGGATCCGGTTAATCCACTCTATAAGATTCGTATTATTAAAATGTATGACAACATGAAATATCTGAAAAGGTATTTCTTTGATATGAATTTTAAGTATGAGTTTGATAACCGTGCTAGAAAAATGCCACTTAAAAAAGAAGACTTTACAAATACAAGATCTTTGGAAGAACGGTTTGATGAAAAAGATCGTGAAAGATTTTATGTAATCGTAGAATCTGTAATGTGCAAAAAGACTAAGAATGATTTAAAAGATCTATTTGAAAAGGTTCAGTTTTATATCATATCAAAAAATCTTAAAGAAATTAGAGAGACTTCAGCAAGACCATTTTTTAAAGGATCTTTATCAACCGATAGTACACAGGAATTTAATGTACGGTTTAAAAAAGGATGGTCTGATAAATTCCAAAAAGGAGATATCGACATTGATAAGTATCTAAACAGCTTAGGCTGAATATATACAAAAAATAGTCTCCCTATATGTCATCACATAAGACCGAAACTTTAAGTAATAGCAGTGTAAATGCAAATACTCCACCTAACCCCAATTCACCCAGCGCGGTTAGATTAGGCGTTTATGGTGGTGAGTCAGTTGGCATGGCTCATGAAATAGAGCAAGAAACTGCTAAGACGTTTTTTTCAGGTAGGGCGCTGCCTGACCAGTTTGGTGTTTCTGAAGGTATGCAAAACATTGAAATACCTAGATCTATATTTAATAGGTTTGCTCTATTTAATTTCAGAGGTATGTATGGTGGTTTAACTGGTGATGTTAGTAAAGACTTTTTTGATAGCCCTAATAATTCATTAATGGGTGGAACTGATGCAAAGAATATATCCATTGCAAAGATGATGGAATTCTATAATGAAAACTATCCAAGAATATCATATAAGCCACAAGACTTTTTATACAATAAATACTATAAGCAGATTCCTGTAAATCATTTAGTTACGCTAAGAAGATTCCCAGTTCCTGTAGAAGACAATATTTTTGACCTAAGTAAAACACCTGGACCTAAGGCTAGTGATACGAGCTCAGCAGATGCATTAAAGGGTGGTGGTGGACTAAGTTCAGTAGGCCCTGGTCCAGTACCAGAGGCAGTTGATGCAACACAAACTGCTGGTGTGACTGCTGTTACCTATATGGGAGAAAAAGCTGGTAATAAATTAGAAGACCTCTTAACCATGTCTTATGGTTTAACCTATAAAGAAATCACCAATGAGATGGAAGCCATAGACAGTGGTGATGGTGGATATACACAGCAGCCTTTTTATAGTAAGATGGGAGGTATTGGTAGAGCAACCGCTGATGCATTCAAAGGAATTAGTTCAAGGCAAAAATTTGCAAGTCAGTTAAACTCCACTGGTGATCAACTAGGTACAACTTATGCTAATTTTGTAATTGGTCCTGTTAATGTTGTTAATAAAACTAACATTAGAGATAGAGGTTTAAACTTTAGTCAAGATATGAAGCTTAATTTTGAATATGAGCTTAAATCTCTTAACTATGTTAATCCTAAAATTGCCATGATTGATATTATAAGTAATATGTTAACAATGACCTATAATAATGGTCAGTTCTTTGGTGGAGGCCAAAGATATTATGGTAGTGCAGGTGCCGTTGCCAGTCAGTTTGGTGATATTAATAAACTTAAACAAGGTGACTTTAGTGGTTATATTGGAAGTGTTGTTACCGACGTGGAGACCGGTTTTAAAAATGTATTTGGTGGCGGAACTGGAGATTTTAGTTTAGAGAATGGTATAGATGGTTTACTTAAGGTTGGCAAAACTCTATTAGGTAATATGCTAGGTGGATTCTTAAGTGAAAATGTGGGAGCTGTTTCAGGTACACAAGCTACTAAAACATTTGTAAGTGGAGAACCTACTGGCGATTGGCATGTAACCGTAGGAAATCCTCTTAATCCAATTGTTATGATGGGTAATATGTTCTGTGATAATGCTACTATGACTCTAGGTCACGGTTTAGGATATGATGATTTTCCAATGGAGGTTAAATTTGAAGTAACCCTTAAACACGGTAAGCCTAGAGATAAAGGTGATATAGAAAACATGTTTAATGCTGGGCGCGGTAGAATATATGCATCTGCTGCAGGTGAAGAAGATATTCTTAACCTGGCAGGGCAAGATGTTGCTACTTACGGTTCTGTTAAAACAGGTAAAGTTAGCTTATCCCCTACACAAGGGAATCAAGCTGCTGATATAAAAAATGATAAAATATCTAACATTAAGAAGCAATCAAATGCAAACATTTTCACCGATGATGATGCTGCATATACTTCTAATCTGGTTAGTATGATGATAGACTCGTAATATGAATATTAAATCGTTAGCATTAAAGAATAAATTAATAGAGGAAAGAACTGGTGAGTTCTATTATGACCTAACTGCACCATCATTTACGTATGATGCAGACTTAGGTGTTAAGGCATTGCATTATGTACAGATTGACCAAGTAGGTAGAATTGATAAGATATCGGAGCTCTATTTTGGTAGTGGTGAATTCATAGATGCTATTTGTGTTGTTAACAATATCTTTAACCCTTTTACTATTGCTGAAGGTGATATTCTTGTCATACCTAATTTATCTAGACAAGATCTTGTTTACTCTAGACCTAATCCTGCATCCAGACCTAATTCAACGCAAGAAGCTTATATTGATACAGGTAGACAGAGTGAAAAGGATCAAGGAAGAATGCAGAGACTTATTGAAAAAGCAAAGACTAGTAAAGCTGGTGTTAAACAACCTATGCCTCCTAATATGTTACAGCCTGGTCAAGAAACCAAACAGTATGAAGGTGGTAAGATTAAGTTAGGAACTAACCTAAACAGTAGAAACACTAAAGCAAACTAATATGTCAGCAGTAGAAAGAAACATATTAACGGTCATAGAACCGACAATAGAACTTGATGAATTAGAAGTTATTGATGTAGAGAGTGGTACTGAAAACTCGCAAGGAACATCAATGAAAGAAAAGCCTACAAAGTTTACCTCAATGATACCTATCATTAGAGTAAATGGTTATGATGTACAGGGCGATAGATTAGAAATGTTTGAACTTAGCTGTACTGGGTTTTATCCTACATGTAGATTTTCTTTTTATGATAGAGACGGTATGTTTACCGCAAGGTATTATCCAAAGGATGGTGACATTATCCAGGTATACATTAGATCACAGGGTAATGAAACCACATTTAAACCAATAAGAATTGATTTTACGGTTGAAGATATTAAGCCATTAGGTGGTGGAGGATCTACAAACACAGCATCCCAGTTAATGATTGAAGGGAGAATGCATGTACCTAACCTATTTACAGAGAAGGTTCAGTTTCAAGATAACACAAGCTGGAATTCTTTACTTTCCGTAGCAGAAGAACTGCAATTAGGTTTTGCATCAAATGAAGAAGATACTGCAGATCAGCAAACTTGGACAAACCCATATGATACCGCTGAAACTTTCATACAAGATATTACATCTAATTCATATCTTGATGATGATTCTTTTTTTACATCATATATTGATCCTTACTATTACTTAACCTTTGTTAATGCTAATAAACTATTTGGTCAAGAAGATGATTTAGAAACCAGTCAAATGTTTAGTCAAAATGCGATGGATACGATGGGAAGCGGTGATGAAGCTGAAAGCGATTATGAATTTCCTAATATGCTTAGTAATATGATACAGTTTCAAGGAACTGCTAGATACATTTCAAAATATCAGCAGGTAAATAAGAGCGGTCAGATTAGTAAAAATAATGGTTATAAAAGATATACACAGTATTGGGATTTAGAAGCAAAAGAATTTGTTAGTGAATTTGTTGATCCGCTAACAAATGATACACCTGGTATGATACCTGCAACAAAAGGTAGGGTTATTAATGGTGAAGTAGAAGGACCAAGAAATGATCAAGTTAAGTTTAAGTATTTAGGAACACAGGGTGATAATGTTCATGAAAACTATTACTATGCATCTATCTTAAATTTTCAAAACTTAGCAGAAATGAATAAATTTGGAATGGTCTTAGAGTTAGATACAATCAATCCTGCTATGCTAAGATATAGTAGAATTTATTGTCAAATCTTAGAGTTTGCTTCAAATGTTAAAAGTACTCTTACTGCCCCAGAAAATGACGAGAATGTACCTAATGGTTCTCAAAGGAGAAAGGAATCACCTGATAATGTAGCAAGTGATAAGACTAGCCAAAACGGAATTATTAATGAATATCTTACAGGCTTTTATGTTATAACAGGGATAGAGTATATACTTACAAAACCAGGTGGCCTTAGACAGAGATTACATTTACGTAGAAGAGAAGTGGTTCCATCTACTTAATGAATAAATAAAATAAATCTTATATGCCTACATTAGAGTTATATAACCCATTGAATCCACAGGGAGTACCGCAGGATTACCTTAATGCCGATAGGTTAGGTAACATTACTGGCCAATTTCCTAGTTCTTATGATTTTGCCAAAACTTTTGTTACTCCTGCAACTAATGCACAAGGTGGAGGTAATGGTGTTACTACTTTAGATGATCCAACATACTTAGGTTTTAATATAAGATTTGATGCGGAAAGCCCATTATTCAAAGGTGCTGAAGAAGGTAGTCCATCGGTACCTAATACTGCTGGTTCAGGTGGTGCACCAGAAGCAGGGCAAATTAATACCCCCAATGGCGAATCAGCCGTTGGGTATTTAGAAACGGTTGGTGAAACTACTAGAGCAACCTATCTTAGAGGATTTATTCAAGGTATGAGAGAAATTGAAAAGAAGAGACCTTATTACTTCCAAACAATAGAAGGTATTACCGAAGCGTGGAATAAGACAGTTACAATGACACCCTTTGTTGGGTCTGCTGATGGGGAGGGTATTACTGTAGGTTTACTTGAGGCTATAGATTTAAAAATGTCTGCTCTCTTTAGTCTATATAAAGCTGCATGTTATGATGTTAAATATAGAAGAACGGTATTACCAATAAACTTAATGTATTTTAATGTTTATGTAGATGTATTAGAGATTAGAAAATTTCATAAAGTTAGAAAAGCTGCTACTGCAGGTAACCCTAATTCGCCAGAGAATGACTTAACTAAATTTGTAAATGAAAATACATCAATGATAACATTTAAGTTTACAGAATGTAAATGGGATGCCACTGCAAGCGGTACTGTATTTGCAAATGTTACTAATGTTAGTGGAGGAGGTGCTGCTTTTGCTACATCTTCAATGAAATGGTCTTATGGTAATGTTGAAGTAGAATCCCAGTTCTCTGGTTATGACTCTGCATTAAAAGATACTGCAAATCTTCAGCCTAAAACTTTAGATGGTCAAATAAGTACTAAGAATAAGCTATTAGAGAAACAGTCATTAGGAGATTTAGCAGAATCTAAATTTGAAAGTCTTAAAGATAATGCAGTTAAAGGATTTAAGAATTTTGCAGAAAGAACGGTTAATTCATTTACACAAGGGCTAGCTTTAGGTAATGTCTTTGGTTTACGAAATGATTTAGTTAATACTGTTAGCAATCCACAGGGTTTAATTAATTCATTGAATGGTGCCGCAATACAAACTTTTGCTGGTCAATCTGCACAAGGTATTAATCAAAGTATTGATGATAATATTTTTGCTGGGCAAACCCCTTCATTTACAGGAGGGTTAAATTCAACAACATTATTTTCACCACAGCCTTCTGGACCACCACTTAATTCAACTAATATATTTGGATAACATATGGGTAAATTAACCACAAGGGATTTAAAAGCTGATAATCTTAAAGGGAGTAATTGGGTTGGTATCGTTGAGGATACTAATGATGATCTATTTGAAGGGAGGATTAAAATTAGAGTCTTTGGTAAAATGGATCAACGCCAAGACCCAGAAGATCCACAGAGCGCTTACATTATGCCAACTGCTTCTCTGCCGTGGGCTAGGCCATCCGTTGCATCTTCAGGTGGAAGTAATTCAGGCAGTGGTACATTTTCGGTACCTAAACTCGGCACCATATTAAGGGTAACTTTTGATAACGGTAATTACTATTCACCCGTGTATCATGAGTCCCTATACCCTTCTGATGAGACGAAGGCGGAGATAGAAGCTGCTTATCCTAACTCCCACGTATTAATATATGATACAGCATTTGGTTTAACTGGCGACCTACAATCTGGAAACCCTGAGGTAACAAATGAAAGAGAAGGTGAACATATAAAGGTTTTCTTTACTGAGGAAAAGGGACTGATGATGGATTATACAACCACAGAAGGACCAACTACAGTTAACATTAAACCTGATAATTCGGTTGAGATAATAAATGCCAACGGTGATTCTATTGTAATGCTTAATGACGGTAATATTACATTTACACATTCAGCTCAATTTACAATTAACAGCGGTGCGGATACTGTTGTTAATTGTATTAATGCTAAGATTAATGCATCTGGTGAAACGCATGTTAATTCACCTAGAATCAAGTTAGGTGAGGCCGCTGCCGAGTCTGTTATTAAAGGTGATACTTTTAGAGCTTGGGTTGATAGTCATACTCACGTTGGTAATTTAGGTGCTCCAACTAGCCCTCCCATGGTACCGTCACCTGAACCTGCATATAGCAAGAAGAATACTACTGACTAATATATAAACTGATAAACAATACATTATGGCATTAGTACCCCCAACTTTAGAAACCGCATTGACTGCAGCATATGCAGCAGCATTAACCGACTTTATTGCTGTTATTAAAGCTAACCCATTAGGTTTAGATTCAGGTGCGGCTAACCTAACAGCAGCAGTTACTTCTTCATCTGTTGTGTTTGCTAAATTAGCTACACCTGCTATTGATGCATATATAAGATCTCAAACAATTACTATACCACCAGGACAAGCCGTTGCTACTGCAGGTAGCCCTGCTGCTCAAGCCGGTGCCACAACAGCACCATCACCACCTGCTGTCATTGTTTAAACAATTAGAATACTTAGGTGTATAACTATTATAAGTCAACAGAGTAATATATAATCTATAATCACGCTTTAATAAAAAATAAATGATTGAACAAGAAATCACGATCCAGCTTAGCGACGATCCATTTGACACAAAGACAGTAAAGGTACAGGTACCTAAAGGCACAAAACTATTAAGTAACGAATCATATACAGCTGAGGCTATTAAAATGTATCAACTAGCCGATGAGGAAGTTGACCGACTTCAAAAATCAGAAGAAGCAAATAATTACATAACACAAGGTGAAATAGTCCACATTAAGAAGATTAAGCAAATCATAGATGATGTGGAAGTTGAAACTAAAGTTGAAGCACTTATTGACATTTCACAGAAGAATACTGCTATTTGTGTGTTAACAAAAGAACCTAAAGAAATTGTAGACCAATTAGAGGTTGGGATGTCTGTTGATATAAAAGTAAAGAGACAATTAAGAGGGGTTCTTTATGCTTCAATCGCAGATGCATTAGAGGAAGTTAAAAGAAATGAAATCTATGCTGCAATAGGAGATAAGACGGTAGGATTTACCGGTTATGTTAAGGAACTAATACATGGTGGTTACTGGGTTGAAGTTGGTGGAGTTCAATGTTTTATGCCAGGATCTTTAGGTGGGTTAAATAAACTTTATGATTTTAATGTATTGGTTGGTAAAGAACTTATTGTAATGCCTATTACATACTCTAACGAAAAACAGACTATCGTAGTTTCCCATAGAGAATATTTAAGAACTATGATACCTTCCACTGTTGAGTCGTTAAGAGAAAATATCAAAGATCATATTACAGGGTTTGTTACTGGTACTACTAAGTTTGGTATCTTTGCTGAATTTAATGAATGTCTTACTGGATTAATTCCTAAGAATGAAATAGATGAAGAGACTTTAGCCAAATTTGAAAACCGTGAAATTAAACCAGGTGATGAAATTAGTTTTTGGACTAAAGAAATTATTTCAGAAAAGAAAATCATTTTAAGTCAACAAGGTCCTAAAGTTGATCTATGGGACGGTGCTGAAGAAAAGTATAAACCAATGATGGTTACTGAAGGTAAAGTTACCAAGGTTACTAAGTACGGTGCATTTGTTGAATTAGAAAAAGGTATTAGTGGACTTATACATAAAACCAAACTTAAAGATACTGAAGTTACTAAAGGAGACATGCTTCAAGTTAAGATCCAAAGTATCAATACATCAGATCGTAAGATTACAATGAACTTAGTATAACCTTTATCCTGGTTTGGAATATATAAACAAATCAGGATAAATATGTATTCTAACGAAGAACTTAATGCTATTCATTCCTCTAAGGTTGGATTTGAATTTGAATTTTTTGCAAACGAAAGTTTAGATTCAGCTAAAGAGAGTCTTTCCAGAACTCTTAATAAGAAAATTAGAATAGAGGAAAAGGCTCATAGCGATTTTGCTCCAACGGAAGATGTCTTTAAAATGGAGCCGGATAACTCTGGTGGTACAGGGATGATTGAACTAGTCACAGGACCTTTACCTTTTGTTGAGGCAAAATTAATAATGGCCAAAACATTAAAATGGATAAGAGAAAATGGATCTACTAACGAGAGATGCTCTATTCATGTTAATCTTGCGTTTGACGGTAAAAAATTAGGACCTATTACCAATATGACCAAATTGGATATTGGTAAATTTGTTCTTAATTTTGATGAAGACCGCGTTTATGAAGCCTTTCCTAATAGAAAGGATTCTGTTTATGCAAAGTCAATAAAGTTTATTGTACCTTTAAGTGGAATGACACAGTCATCTCCGGGCAAAAACATCTGGAGAAATTACGCATTTGTTAATGATAAGTATTATGGAATAAACTTTACTAAGATACCTAAAGGGTATATTGAGTTTAGGTATTTAGGTGGAAAGGATTATGAAAAGAAATATTCCACTATACTTTCAATGACCGAGCATTTTATTACATCACTCTATGAAACTCTTGTTAATCCTAATTACACTGAAGATGATCTAAAGCTTTTGGATTCTGTATTAGAAAAACACAGACATGTAATAGAGTCCTATAAGACATATAAGGCATTCAAGGAAAAGTTCCCAGATATTCATTTAATGATTGATCTTAAAACAGAAGACCAAATAGTGGAAATGTTTTATCCTCGCATAAGAGAAAAGATATTTGAGCTATTAACTAAAGCCGATATGAAAGAAGGTTTAATTAATTATGACGCCGATAGTGGTAGAATACAAATTAAGGATGCCAAGCTTATGAGATGCTTTGAAGTTAAAGGAATTGATATTGTAGATTCTGTTATTCAAGGTAATATAATTAACTGTGATATCTTTGGATGTGACATTAAAAATAGCTCAGTATTTGAATCTAACTTATTTGGGGCTACTGTAGTTGAGGATTGTAAAATTGAGGAATCTTATGTTAGCAAAAATGTAGTATGTGAAGATAGTTACGTCTTTGGTAAAAGAGGTGTATTTAGCGGTGAGATGGTAGGTGGCATATTTAGACAAGGTAGAGCTACAGATTTTGCAAGATTCAGTAAAGATACTGAAGTAATAGAGATAGAAAAAATTAAATAAAGATGGCAAACAAAAGTTGGTGTAACCCAGATGCGGCTGAATGTTTAGATGCTTTAATCAAACAGATCAATGATGACTTAACTGTAGGTTGTCAAATACCTTTTACGGTTCCTAAAAAAGAATTGGCTAGAATTATAGATAGGGCAAAGGATTACTTTTATAAAATCTATGAAGATAGTGTAGAAGAAATGTTTATTGCTTTACCTGCATCTGCTTGGGCCGAAAAGGATTTTAGACAAGGAATCAGCCATAATAGTGGAGGTAATACTTTATCAGAAGCAGATGTAAATAACTCAAGAGGTGTGGTTAAAATGCCAGATACTGTATGGGCAGTTAATAATGTTTTTGAATTAAACGGTTTTTCTGGTGAAGATGGTGGCTTTGGTGATTATTCTTTTTCTGGTATGGACCCAGATTTTGCATTAGATAAATTTATATACTCTGACGTTTATGGTGCAGGTATTGGTTCAGAGGAACTTATGTATTATGTAATTAATTCTAAGTTTATTGATAATGCAAGACAGGTATTACAGCCACAAATTTCTTATAACTATAATAGATTAACAAAGAAGCTTAGATTTATGGGAAAATTACCAGATCGCGGCGCTTGTGTTTTCCAAGTTTACAATACTATCCCTGATTGTAATTTATTTCAGGATGAGGCCTTTATCCGTTACTGTATCGGTATGGCCAAAATACAGCTATCTAGAATACTAGGAACTTTCCAATTTAACTTACCTGGTAATATTACTATAAACTACGATTTAATAGCTGGAGAAGGACGTGAAGAGATTGATAGGATTGTTGAAGAGATTAAAGGCGATGAAGGTGTTGACTACTTCTTCACCGGTTAATATAATCTAAGACCCTCAAAAAATGTAGAGAATATATAATAAAAGAATATTCTCCATGATTAAGGAAATTTATAGTAGAGACATAGATGCACCTAAGTATAATGATGACATTATCGAAGTGACTGATAAGCTACAACAACTTATCCTTAAAATAGAGAATGTATTATTTACTAGGAGAGGTGATGTATTAGGTGCGCCTAATGTAGGGTGTAATCTTGATGATCTTATCTTTTCTTTAGTGCTAAATGAATCTGTTATTGCTCAACGAATCAATACACAGATCCAAACCTATTGCTTAAACAGTAGCGATGGAAGTTTTGGAGTAGATACTAGAGTACAGTTCTATAGCACGGTTGAAAGAAATGGTGCTTTAGTAGATATTTACATTAATGAACAAAGAGTAATTGGTGCTCTATTTTAAAAATATGATAGTGAATGTCATTCTTCAGTAAAACAAGAATAAAAGCAACGGAGTTATTCTATGATGCATTTGAATATCTCCAAAGACAATACGACCAGGCTGGTGAAGTGTTTACGCCTGCGTCCCCGTTTGGTCAGATACTTACTGTAGTTGCTAACTTAGGCGAGCTTATAATGTTTTACATTGAAGCTGTTGCAACAGAGCTTAATATATCAAGAGCACGTAACATTGAATCAATCTATGGCCTTTCTAGGTTAACTGGGCACGATCCTACGAGAGGGATATCTGCACAAGGAATAATTGGTTTAAGACTAAACACATCGGCATCAACTCGCGTAGAAGGAGATTATGTACAGATATTAAATATGGCTCCTCTTGAAATTTCTCAGAATGGCCTTTCTTATTTTATAAAATTTGACAGTGATTATATTAGATTAGAAAAGACCACTCGGCAGTTTACTAATGTTCAGCTAATACAAGGAGAGCTAGAAGACCAAACCTTTACTGGTACCGGATTGGCATTACAGAGTTATAACTTAACTACAAAGGAGCCTACTGATCAATACATGGTTGAGGTTTATGTAGACGGTAAAAAATGGAAAAAGGTAGATTCTCTTTATGATATGAATAATGGTGAAGAAGCTGCTATGGTTAAAACTAGCGTAAACGGTGGCTTAACTGTTTTCTTTGGTAATAATCAATTTGGTCAACCGCCTGCATTAGGTTCAATAATTAAGGTAACGTATATAAAGACAAGAGGTACTGCCGGTAACATTGGAGGTAAAAATTTAGATCTTAAGTTTAAAGAACCTGGTACCGATCCGCAAGGTAACGACGTAGATCTTAATGAGGTCTTATCATTAAACATTGTAAGAAATCCAATGTTTGGTTCAGATAGTGAAGATCCTGCATTTACCAGACTAATAGCCCCATATCAAAGTAATTCTTTTGTATTGGCTAACCCTAGTAATTACATTTACTATTTAAGCAAGTATGATTACTTTTCTTTTATAGATGCATATAATACTAAAGATGATCAGTATTTAGATGATGACAATATTGTTTACCTTTTCTTAATACCTGATATTGCTAAAAAGATAACAAGTGACACAGATTACTTTAGTGTATCTGAGGATGAATTTGTTATGACAGCAGATGAAAAAGAAATGGTATATGATATTCTTAACCAAAGCGGCAGGCAGATTGTTACTGCTGAGGTTAGAATAAATGATCCTATAGTTAAAAAGTATGCTCTTAATATTGTATTAAGATACGTAGACGGTTTTGATAAAGAAGAGATTCATGCAGAGATTAGAGAAAATCTTAGTACTTACTTTATGACAATCAATAGAAGGGATCGTATTCCTAGATCTGATATAATTTCAATTATTGAAAATGTGGATGGTGTTGACTCTGTTAATGTATTCTTTATATCAGCAGAAAATGAAAAGGCAATTAGCAATGGCTTTTATGAGGTTCCAGTTTATGGTACCGATCCTGTAACTGACCAAAAGGTACTTATTGAAAATAAAAAGGTACCATTAGCAGAAGGTGAAGATCCACAATTAGGATTAGATGAATTTGGTGATGTGGTTATAGGCCCTGATGATTTAGCAATAATCAGAGGCGGTTGGGAAGATCGTAATGGAACTTACTATGAACCTATTCCAGAAAAGAATACTATAAGTTCTCTTAACATATTCTTTAAAGGCGCTATTCCAAATAACCTATACAATAAAACACAACAGAGCAAGTTTAATGATCTTAAGCGAACTCGTGGAACTACAATTGCAACTTCACGTAATGCAAGAAGTACAAATACTGGAAGGCTACAGGATAGCCCAACATTAAAAGCTATAAGAGGAAAGTAATATGAATACATTTACAGAAAGAAGAAAAGGTATGCCTAGTGTTTATAAAGCTACTTACGAAGAAGGGTGGGATCTAAAAAATTTAGGTAATGACTATAACGAAAACTTAATGAAAAATTCCTTTTCAAATTACATGTTTAGGAATCATAGATTAGCTGCTTTCTTAAATGATTACTTAGGACCTATTATGCTGTTTTGGATAAACAAAGTAAAGTACCTTAGAATCTATTATAACTTTGGCGTACCTAAAGACTATCAAAAAATAAATTAAGATGGCTAATAATTGGCAACATTTAAATTTCTTTGATAAGAATGGGAAGTATTATAATTTTGATTATGATGCTTCTTCCGATAAATGGACCGGTACCGTTTATCTTCCTGAGGTATCTATCGGGTTGTTTGAAGTGGGCCAATTATTTATACTTGAAGAATTTATAGATTCAAATACAAACACCAAGAAATTTGGATTCCCTCACGGTATTGAAGTACCTAGTGGAACTACAGGTGCAACTAATGGTGTTTGTGAATGGGTAGCCGAATGGCAAACATCAGACCCAACGGAAATCTTTTTATTCCAGTTTGATATGGATTTTGATACTGGAACCCAGACATCATTAGAGATGGAACAGGATGGGCCACCCTTAGAGATCATAAGTGCATTAGATATTCCATTAGATTATGATCCTACCGAGACGGTAGATCCGAGTGGGTTGACTATCACAGATAAAATTACGTCAGAAGCATTGCAGATTAATTTTGCAATCAGATCTGAAACTGAAAATACTTTTAAAAGAACTCTTTTAATTAAGGATAAGTGTACTGATACCGTTATTGCAGAAATTTTAGTATGGGGTGAAACTGTTGGTGAAGATGAGCGTTTAAAAGTTATGACTCAGAATATGGGTTATAACATATTGGAATCTGATAGTAGTGTATTTAGGGATACTAATATTAAAGAGTTGTTACCTGATTATGTGGAGGTTAACCTAAAGAGAAAGGAAATAATGTTAGAAGGTTCTAATGTATACCCTTTCATAGGTTCATACAAAGGTTTGGTCAATGCTATTAAGTTCTTTGGATATGATACATTACAAGTAAAGGAATTCTGGAAAAATGTAGATGCAAATTCTCCACAGTTTGGAAAATATGTTCAAGGTAATAACATTAGTGTATTTGATCCAACTGTTAATTATAACGACAGGAGTATAACTTTACCTAATAAGAGGTTTAGAAAGACTAGCTTATTTAGTCTTGTTTATAGAATCAATAATATTGTACCTGATAAATATGACATTGAAGATTTACCGGTAACTGAAGAAAATTTTGACTTTACTATTGAAGAAATTTTAATTAAGTTATTTGGTCTTAAGAAAAAATTAGAAAAAGAATTCTTACCACTTAATGCTCATATTAAGGATATTACTGGTGAGGCAGATTTTTTTGGTTTATTGGAGGTAGTAAATACAATAAGTAGAAATGATAAGAGAGAAATAGTTGCTGGTATAGATGCAAATTTTAAACTATCAACTGATGATTGTATTTACATAGAAGATCTTAGAAGTTTTTCTTCTTTTTGTTTGGGGAGTGAAGCAATAGTAGATGAAGCCATTGTTAGTTTCTGTAATGCTTATGTAGCACCGTTCACAGCTGGTGTTGGTAGAAATATTATAGCAGGCCCAGTTAATACCGGAACTATATACCCACCACCACCTATAGGACCTGATTTTAATGATCCTATGGGAGCACCGTTTGATGGAACCAATGTAACAGTACAAGCATTGGCCGATGCCTTTGTTGGATACTTTACTAGGTATGCCCCTAAGTTAAATAAAATAGGTGCATGGCCCGATGGTGAATCTTCTTGGTATCTACCTGACAAACCTGGAATTCCTGTTGGTGCATTAACAACATTAGAGAATACTTCATTTAATACATTAACATGGAACAATATTGACTTAACATGGAACCAATTAAATGATGCCAATAAATTCTTTTCATTTGATATAGACCCACAAGGTATAGCAGCAGGTGACATATTTACAATCAATGACCCTGACACTAATACAGGTGCAACATATACTGCTGTTGGTGGAGATACTGATACTGATGTAGTTAATAATTTATATAGCCAATTGATTGCTCTTAAAACTTCATTTGTTGATCCTTGGGTATTTTGGGATATAAGTAAAGAGAATACTGTTACTGGTGATGTGGTTAGGGTATTCGGCCAAAACGTAGATAGATTAAAAGTAACATGTCAATCTGTTGTTGGATCACAATTATTATTTAAGCAGTTACCAGGGGAGACATTATTTACCTGGGATGCTATTGAGCGTGGAAATTTTGATGAAATAGAATGGACTATATTTAAAGACGAGACTGATATATCTCCTGCATATTTTGAAGTCATAAGAGGACCTATTGCAGACTATAGTAAATTACCTGTAATCTTACCTTATGTAGGAACCTATACAGTTGAAATGAAACTATATGATTTGTATAATAACATATCTTCTAAGGTTAAGACTGATTTTATTTGTGTTGAAAGTAGGGAAGTTGAATACTCGGGTTGGTATCAATCACGTAAAGAAAATTATACATGGTCAAGCGAAGGGCAATTTAAGTGGAATGATTATGGTTCATACTGGAATTTGCCTATAGAACCTGCAATTACTTGGGAAGAAGAAACACCTAGCTTATATGAATCGTTAGATCGTGTTAATGCTATACTGAATAATTTTGGATTAGGATCATCTCCTGACTTCCAATTACTTAATTACCAAGATGATGGTAAGACTAGTTTTTCAGGACCGTATTTCTGGGATAACTTAGATATAGGGGGTTGGAATGATACCTATCACTTATGGTGGGATATGACTAGTACAACTGGGGATACACCGGCGTTTTTCCAATTTTCTGAAGTAGTACCTGATACTTATCTTAAGATCATTGACACTAAAGGTAATACTGCCGAGCATTATTTTGATTTAAGTACTACTACATTGGCACAAGCTGCATCAAGTTTAAATGTTAGTAAAGATCCTATCATTAATAAGTATGTTTATAATGTAGTATATGATGCAAGTAGTAATCAAAAATTTATACAAGCTGTTTGTAGATATTTTGGAGTACATGGTGATTGGACATACATTGATATTGTATATGCAGACGGTAGTAGAGTATGCCCATCGACAGGAAATACTGGATCAACCGGATCAACCGGATCAACCGGATCAACCGGGTGTCCTAGTTTAATTTATAGAAAAGGTTTACATAAAGCAAGTAACCCAACCTGGAATACTGCTAAGTTTATAAATAACGGAAAGACATTACCTAAGATGACTTGGTTGATGTTTGTTTATGATAAATGTAAGATACCTGGTAAAGCTAATCCTAGATGGACAATTAAGAATACAACTAACTCTAGAGTGGCCGATATATATTTTGAGAGTAAATACTTGACTTATCTGTTTAAGCATCCAGGTAAATATGAGATCACTCTTGAACTTACAGACACGAACGGGAATAAATATAAAAAGGGTAGGAATATCCTGGTAATAAAATAACAAAGAAATGGCAATTAGCGTAACAGAAATTCTTGGAACAGATTCATTATCCGGATCTAGACTGGTATTAAACGATAACTTTAATATCTTGACAAGTGAGATTAATGCAATGGAGGTTTACTATAATCCAACTGCTGGTACTATTACTAATCTTAATGATCTTAAAACAGAATCATTAAGAGTTGGTTTAAGCACAATCTACTTAGACATTAATGCATCCACCTTTGATGTTTTAACCAATGTTAATATGACAGGAAATCTTAACCTTAACGGTGGAGGTTTGGTTAGAAACGATGTGGATCCACAAACATTAAATGATACCTTTGCTGGAGGATCACCTATTAATGTTGGAACAAGCACAGCAGTTCCACCGTATACTATTGAAAGAGTAGGTAATTCCACAGGTACAGCTATTACGGTTTTACTTAATGATGGTGTCATTGGTCAAGAAATATTCTTTGTTTATTCTGAAGCACAAACTGGAGCAGTAAATATTAAAGGTGCAGTTAATCCTTTAGTTCTTCCTGGTGCAGGTGGTACCCCAACTTTGACATTAAATGCTCAAGGTCAATCGGTTCACTTGGTATGTGTTGATGATGGAACAGGAAATGGTGATTGGTACTTAGTTGGTGGAGTAGGATATACAATTAGTTAATAAAAAGAAAGTAATACATGGCAACCACGCCTTTAATTAAAACGCCGCAGGCTGAAGGGGGTACTTTTTACACCTTCTCATCTTCTGCACGAGATTTATCAAAGACACTTAATAATGACAGCCTTAAGTTAGTCTTTTCTAAGTTTGTGCTTTTGAATTTGCCTGACTTTGATAGACTTGATCCTAATACATTTAGTAATTATGAAAACTATATGCAATTTGATACCATAGACGGTATGATTGCAAGCGGTGGGTTAAAAGGAGATCCTAATGTTAACTTTACAGAAAGCCTTCAAAATTATGCGCTAAATTTAGAAGAGCTAATTATAAGTGATGTAGGGTATGATAATACTATCCAAAGATCTGTTGCCGAACGTGTTTTCTTTAAGTGGCTAAAAGAAACTGGTGCTATCCGATTTAGAGAAGCCACTAATCTTGAAAAAACACCAAGTATTACACGCCCTTTATTTGTTGAAGAAGATCAACAATTAACAGGACCTAGACAATATAGAAAGGTTGTACAATACATAGGCGATATTGATATTGTTAATAATGTTGATAAAGCAGGAGAAGCTTACACTGAACTTTATATCAATGTTCCTACTGAAGTTGGTAAAACTCCAACTGTTCTGTTTGACTCAATTTCAGATTTAAATTACCAGCCTAGTTTAAGAATACAAGGCAAGGATGAATTTATATTAGGTAGAAATGCTAGTACAATACAACCACAAGGGTTAAGTATTAATGCATTCTATGATTATGATCAACCTTTATTAGGAGATCCTGCAAACGGAGGTTATACCGATCCTAATGCAAACTGGATGAATGAGCCTAATCCGCCAACATCAACAGATTCATATTTTACTGAACCTGGTTCGTTTATTAGTGCTAACAATGCTAACATTAGAAAATACCCAGCAGATTATGGAAGTCCTGCTGGATATAGTGGATCTGCTTACGTTAGATCTGAGCTTGATGGTATCTCAGTAGACTTCACACCAGGTGATTATGAGCAAATTGCATCGGACCCTACAATATCTACTATTGCACAATTTAATGGAACTGATCTTGCAGGTACATTTGAATTTAATGCAGTGTTGGTCTATTATGATTTAGTTGATACAAGCAATACTTCAAATACAGTTACTAACCTATATGGTATTCTTCTTGTTGATAATATTACTCCAACAACTGATGGTGGTTACATTCAGAGATATCCTAAGTTTAAACCAAATAAAGTTACCGGGCAAAACGGAAACAGTTATGGATTTAAAATT